GTTATCAATTTGTGTTTGATATTGAGCAATTATTGCATCTCTAGAAGCTTCTGCAGCAGTAATTGCAGCATCTGCAGCACTACAAGTACCTGCAGAAGGATTTTGTGAACTAACCGTGACTGTATCAATTCCAACTGAAGGTAGAAAATAAGCTCCTTCAAAACCAGTTTCAACCACAGTTCCTTCAGTAGCATAAGTCACCGGTCCATATCCAGTAATAGTACCGACACCAGTACGATTTATGGTTTGATAAACTGGCCAAGAAGTATTTCCCGGATAATATGCCGCATAACCTGCACCTACTGATGGTTCCGGTTCAATATCTGCACCATAAACTTCATGCCACTGAACCGGTCCAGAGGTTGATGCAGTATTATTTACTCTGACTAATGTGTGACCATATCCAATACTAGAACTACTCATGATTCCAATAGTTACTGGATCTATTGGATTATTTGAATAGTCAAATTCTGTTACAGTTGATTGTGTATTCCGAATAACCGTAAAGTCTCCATTTGAAACCGATTGTCCGGCACTTGTGGATAAAAGAAATGATGGAAAAGTAGAATTGATTCCTATAGAGAATGGTCCAGTTGTTGTACTTCCTATTGCTGGAAGACTTAATATAAGAGTATTTGTACTAAATGCACTACTAATATAACTTCCAGTTGCAGCATTCCAAACAGACTTATAAGAATATGCTGTACCTGCACCAACAACTGTAGTACCATACGCAATTACTCCAGACAGAACAACAGAACTACCGGTATTGATTCCAATCGTAGTCAATCCACTTGTTGCAACTGTTGTTCCTAAACCAACAGAACTTACCAAAATTGTGGACCCAACAGAAATAGATCCAGCAATTGAAACTGTGTTGACTTGGAGAGTGCTTGTACCATAAGCAACAACTTTTGGTAGATTTGATGGTGAAAATATAACTGGATTGCTAATATTATCAACGATCAAATCACCAACAAAAACTCCAATTGTTGAACCAACACTAACTACAGCAAGATTAGTAGATAGACCAGAAATAGAACCGGTAAAACTTTTTACAATATTTGCACCATAATCTTGATTTTGTGGTCTACGATAATACTTTGCACCCCAATAACCATAATCAGTTTCTACCGATGGATTTTTTGCACATTGATAAGTATAGGTGGCATATGGAAGAGCTCTAGAATTTTGTGTATTGGAACTCACTAATTTCCAATACAAATTACTTTTACAACCAATTGCAATACGATTATCGTAAGCAGCTTTTACTGAACTGATCGCAACATTGATCTGATTCAGAAGGGGTAATATGGAGTTATCCATATTTTTAATAATTGTATCATATTGGTCAATTTGAACATCCAATAGAGCTAACTGATCAACAAGCATCTCTCGTTCATCAGTTTTTTGTTTTAACTCTAATTCTAAATCGCTAATAAAATTGGTAGATATCATAATTATTTTTTATCGGTTGATTATATATTGTGTATTATCTACTGGATAATCATCTGGAGTCAACCCTTCATACTCTGGTTGTAATTTATCTGGTACGTTTCTTTCGCCAAAAACAGTATAATAACAATGAATAGCTGTGCCAGAACTATTTTTAATTTTTATTCTTGTTCCCCACTCAATTTTTTCTACAAATAATTCTTGATATGAACCAATTGGCGTTAGATTGACAGTAATACTTTCTGGATTTACAAGATCTTTCCAATAATATGGAAGTTCAATAGTATCAGTTCCTTTCAAAGTTCCTCTGACATAAACTCCTGGTTCTGGACCTTCTAAACAAATATAACGAAGTCTCCATCCTTGTTTAGATGGATGTTGAATATCAAATGTTTTACATCCAGCGGGAACTCCGGCACATCCAACTAATTTCGCTCCAACGATGACATTAGTTTTTGCTATTGGAACAGTAATCGTCGCACTACAAGTTTTAGGTCCGTGAGTAATTTGAACAGCAGCTTTTGTACTTAATCCAGTAGTTACTGCAGCTGCATTTTTTGCACTTATTCCATTTTTGATAGTTGCACCAGTAGCAGTAGTTAATGCATATCTATTAATATTTCCGTATACATTCGTAACACCAGTAATATTACTAATTCCCTTTACATCTAACGTAATTGGATTCAATCCAGGCCCAATCATGCAGTTTGCAACTGGAACTGGCACTCCAGCACCAATCCAAACAGGACCATTCAATACTGAAGTTCCGGGTATAACTGGAGTAGCAGGAAGAAAGGAAACATCAAGTTGACCTACCATCAACTTGTTTACTTGTTTTATCGGTTCATTAGGCATTGTTAATTATAAAAAAGGTACGAATTGTTTAACCCACTTATAAGCACCAGAAAGAAGAGAATTGATTGGTTCTAAAAACACATCTGTTCCTTTTAACTGTGATGAAGAAACTTTACCAAAAGTCTCTACACTTCCTCCACCCAATCCAATGTTATTCTTTGCAGATACACTTACATTTGTACTATCTATATTTGCAACTGGACCTTTGATTGTAATATTTTTTCCAGATTGAATCGTAACTTCACCACTTCCATCTGATGCAACAATCCGAATATTTTTTGCTTTTAAAATTAAATCTCCACCCAAAGCTTCAAGTACTATATCTCCATGTACAGTTCTTATAAGTTTTGCTGGTTGTCCCGGTGGTACAGGATTTTGGGGATCACATCCAGAAAGCTCATAAGATACTTGATTGCAAACATCCCATTTATTTCCTTCTTGAGTATATGAAAATCCTTGCCCACCATCAGTACTAACAGCATATTCTATGTATTTTCCATCAGGACCTTGAGTCCCCGATGAAACATGAAATCCTCCGGGATATTTTTTGCAATATTCATTCGGCTGTTGTGTCATTTTAACAATCGCAATCGCAGAGATTTACATTTACTATTTGATCTGTTGGAATTCCAACAGAAGATGCAGGATTGGAAACAATATATTGTGGAGTATATTGTACCACTGGATATATTTTTGCACCTTGACCTGTCTTAGTATTTATGATGACTGTTGGGTAGGTATTAAATTGTTGTTGACACGATGCAGGATCATTGACCACTACTATTGATCCATTTGGAGTCACTATTGGACTATAGAAACAATTTCCTATTTGAATTGTATCACCAGAAGTATAACCAAGACCCGGAGAATTTATGACTATAGAAGTAACTATTCCAACAGGAGTGGTTGATATTCCAGTTGCAGCTGTAGTTGTTCCTATTCCAGTAATAACATTCAAATTGGTAGGACAATATCCAGAACCAGATTGGATGAGATAAATTGAATTTATTGTTCCATCTGGATTAATTGTGGATCTTGCAACTGCACCTTTACCATAATTTGATCTATCAATAACAGTAACTTGTGGAGGTTTGGTATATCCTCTTCCAGAATTTTGAACATAAATGGATAGAATAGATCCATCCGTTGGTGAAACTACTGGATAAGCTGATGCCCCAGTTCCGTCACCTATAACAGTAACTTCTGGTGGAACACAGTTTGGAGCTTTTAACGATATAGGTAAATTGGGTAAATCATTTTGATTTTGTGGATTTACTATTGTTTCTCTACAAGATGTAAATGGAGTTTCGGAAGATCCATATGGAGAAGTATATCCAATTGAATTATCTGCACCACCAAAAGCTCCAAGAGCTCCAATAGCTCCCAAAACATTTGCCCACTTATCTGATGATGGTAATTTTACTCCACCGAAAGGATCCCAACTAGATACAAATTCACATTTCAAAGAATCACAACTCAAGAAACTTAGGACTTGATTTAAAATATTTAAAGCACCGGTTACTGCAGAAAGAATTTGACTTGCTCCACCAGTCAACCATTCCAATCCAGCAAATAATGGACCTAGGGCATCATTAGCAAGTTCTGCGATTTTTGCAATAGCAGAAGCTGCAAGTTCTTCAGCAGCACAAGTTGGAATATTTGGCGATTTTCCAATTAAATTTTTAAATGCATTGCAAAGAAAATCTATAAGAAGATCAAATATTTTTTCAAAGATACAAAAAACAATATTTTGAATATTTTTTCCTGCTTCTTCTGCAACTGGTTTTTGCGGTTCGGGAAGAGTAATACCGAATATACTTAACAAATCACCGATTAATACCATTATATTATCACGAACACCATTAATAACATATTTCAATATGGAAGCAATAACTCTTGCTAATTCACAAGCAGCAAAATGAAGATCTTCTAGACTTAATATTACATTGAAAAGTGGATCTACAAATCCATGAATTGTACTTTCCAAACGATTGATGAAATTGATAAAACTTTCTAAAGCCGCAACCATTTTAGATATTACATTATCACCGCATCCATTTTCTCCATGATGTGGTGGAGGAATTTGTAATTTTCCATAAAAATCATTTAAACTTTTACTGTCACAGAATAATTGATCCGTAGGAAGATTTGGTATTCCATAGAAAGCTCCAGCATTGTTCAAACTGCTTGGGGAATTTGCAGTAAATGCTGATGGTTGTGAAGCTGCAGCTACTGTTTGTCCTAAAGTAGAGTTTGTAGGTGCAGTATTTGAGTAGAGATTTTGATTAGAAACTTGTTGTGCAGATACTGCAGTGTTTATTTGATTATCAATTACATTTTGATTTGGAGTAATAGTTAATCCCGAACCATCTGTAATTGCTTTTGCAATATCATTTAAAATTCCTTGTGCTTGAGCTTTAATTCTTGTTGGTTCTATTCCAATATCTTTTGTTCCTGTAAAATTATTCCATCCTTCTTGTTCAATATTTTCAGCATTCTTTACTTTTTTATTTCTATAAAAACAAGACATTACAACTGGTTGCTGTGCTTCTTCGCCATCTAGAAAAAATCCAAAAACAGCTTCACCACCAACCAATTGATGCGTTTTTCCTAATCCACCTTGAGCTGGAGAACCATCTGAAGCACTTGTTAGTACATGAGCCCAAGGCAGATCTTCATCTTTCAATACATTTGTATCAAATGTATGATATCCTACAATTCTTACTTTACATCTATATGCCCAAGAGGTATCTTCGCTTTCGTCTACTCTAGAATATTCATTACGCCAAACTTTAGGATCAGCAACTTGTCCAATCCACCAGATAAAACCATCTTTACCAAGAAAATTGGATTTTAATAAAGTTCCTTCAATCATCGTATATTCTACATTCTAAAGCATCTGGATTTGCGTCACAATAGAGTTCTAATCCAGTTGGATCATGAGAATCTTCTGGATGATTTTTTTTATATGATTCCAATGCTTCCAATTCATCCTCAATATGACGACGTGATTGTGAAGAAATCATCGGATTATCTAAAATAGACTTGTCTTTTGCAATGTGTGTGTCTATGGTTTCCATGGTCTTAATTAATATATTCCGTAAGAGTCTCTAATAAGTTTTAAAGCTGTTACCACTTGCCCACCCTCAAAATGATGTCTTAATTCTTTAATAAGATATCTGCCACTTTGTTGTTTTGCAGATTGACCACTTTGAGAAGAATCTACATTTTGGAAGTCAACATTTATAATTGACCCAACTTTGAGATTTATATTGCATGGTACTGTCATATTTAGTGACTGAGTGAACAATAAATTATAACGAGCAAAAGATTTTGCCATATCTGCAGCATCCCTCCCACTCGTTGCATTTTTATTACTGGGATCTAATGTTCCACTGTCTATTGTCCTGTATAAAATTCTTGTCGGACTGGAAGAAAATCCTTCTGGAGCTATTACAGATTCAGATCCTAATTTAGATTGAACTTCCTCAGAAACTTTGTAAGTATATCTGTCAAATTTGTTCTCATAAAGATCAAAAGTATATGTGATGTTTGAATATAATCCAGCTCGTAATGAAGCCATCAAATCAGTGTTCTTCTCCATATTATAATTTAAAACTGTAAAATTATTTTTTGGAGATCCACCTTCTACAACTTTTGTGTAGGTATAGTTTGGAATATTTTCTTGATTTGCACTTCCTACTTGACTTTTTGTAGAAGAAACTAGAGTTTCTATACTTCTAAAATTGAATCCATCTTTGTTTTCATAAAACATAAATCCAGTCACACCTTTTGCGGTTGATCCACTTGTTCCGGATCCACCACTTGATGTGGAGGGAACACCTTTTGGTCCAAGCCAAGTTAATATATGAAATGGTTTCTTTAAAGTACCAATAAAACTATAAGAATTTGCAGTTTTTTCTATGTTTTCTGATTTATATTTCTTTGTCTGTAAAATTTTATCTAAAATATCTTTGACGTGTTGATCAATCGTTGCTTTTTTATAGTGTTCTCGTACTCGGCTTGTTTCATTACTCAAACCTTCTCTTGAACATAGATGTAATGCAAATGTCTCTTTAATCCCATCTGCGATTAGATTTCCAACTTTATAGACATACATTGCATAATCACCAGTAAGCACGAATTCGCCTGTTGATACACTTAGATTAATGACTACCTTTTCTCCACCTCTAATTGGAAGAGAGTTGAAGATGGAATAATTAGAAGCAATCACCATACTTGCAGTTACACAGGGAGAAAGAAGATCCTCATAATAGTCTAAAGTCAAGACTGAAGATGATAGATCAACACTTTTCTTCCCATCTGCGGAATAGATGGTTAATTCATTATACCTTAAACCAAGTACTGCTTCTGACATATTTTATGCTGTTTCTAGATTTGTGAACATGGCGGTCTTAATAAATCTATTTAATACATCACCCGCAGTTGGTCCAGAAATACTACCTGAAGATTGTGCAACATTTGATGATGATTGTGGAGTAGATTGTACTTGTGGTGGAGCATTAGAACCCATCATGATTGGGATAATCACTGATTGACCTGCAACTGTTGGTTGATTATACGTTGTGTATTGTGAAATCTCACTTGGACTGGTCAATTGTTGTGTTTGTGGGGGAGCTGCAGAAACCATTGCCATCAAAGTATCATTGGTAGTTTGAGATCCTGAACTTGATATTTGTGTAGTTGAGGTTTTAGAATCTGGTTCAACTGTCGTACTATTTGGTTGAGATTTTTTTTCAACAGAAGTTGGAACTACTTTAGATTTTGGCGTTGTTATTGGTTTTGGTTTTGTTTTTTGATCTTTATTAGTATCTTGAACTAATTTTTCTGTGGTTGTTCTTTTTTCTTTCGTTGGATCTACTTTTTGTTCTTGTTTTGCTTTTGCTTGTGTGAAATTCGGACGATAAAAAGTACCTTGTCCACGAAATTCACGAGCATATCCTTCAGGACTATCTTTCCAACTAAAACTACCCCTAGTACTAGAATTTGATAAAATAGTATTATTATCTAAAACAATACCAATATGATGTTCATTTGGTGCAATGTAAATATCTCCTGATTGAATATTTTTTCTTTCTACCGTAGAATATCCACTTTTTTTCATTGCAGTTACGGCATCAGGAACATACAATGATCCTCCCCACGGAGGATTAGCTCCCATCTTTTTGTAAACTTTATTTACCGCCCAAACGCAACCTACCCTACCACCTTGAGTTACTGGATTGTCAGCGGAAGTCATCCCATAACAATCAGAAGCAGCTTTTGCAAGACCAGAAGCAGATCCACCTCCACCACCACCATCAGCTGGTGGTTCTTTATAATTGGGATCTTGGGCGTTAACATCATCGGCACGAGCATCTTCTGGATCTGAACCAAGTCCACCTCCACCAATGTTTTGGGACAATCTTGCAAATTGATTTACTACTGCATCAAATTTATCCATTACCTGAGGTAAGGTAAGTTTACCTGCTTCTGCAGCACGAGTTCTTTGTTCTCTTTCTTTCTGTTTGAGTTTTTCTTTTTCTTTACTCTTTACATCTCCACCAGTTCCAGTTGTAGCATCATAAATTGCATTTCCAGCCCATCTACCTAAAGCATCACCTACCATATTTCCAACAATAAATCCAAGAGGAGGAACCGGAATCAGAGTCTCTCCTATAACTCCTCCAAGTAATCCACCTGCAAGAGCGCCACCAGCACTTGCAGCAGATTGTCCGACACTTTCACCTTGAGCAAGACCTGTTGCAAAATCAAGCCCAGCAAAGATTGCATTTGTAATTCCAATTGCTTTCAATCCACCAAACTTTAATTTACTTCCTTCTTCCAAGAGTGGTTTTTCAGCTTTAAGTGCATTACCTTCCTTATCTCTACCAAAGAAATTTCCAACAAATCCAGCAACATCTAATGCACCACTAGCAATACTTGATAGTAAATTACCAACATTACCAAATGTAGATGCAATATTTAAATTTGCTAACTTGGAAATCTCATCTTTTTTTGGCAATTTAATTGCTTGAAGTGCTCTAGTCTCATTATTCATCATTCCTAAGAATGAATTAAAAGACCCCTCAGTTTTGGAAATAGATGCACCGGGACTAACAAAATTAACAATATTGTTAAAGGCTGAACTCAGTGGTGATCCTATCGTTTTAGTATTTGCCATCTCTTATAAGTTTAAACCATATTGTATTCTAGAAGATAATATATGCTGATTATTGTCGTTTGACGAATCTAGATATGGAACAACAGTTCCCTTTGTACTCATGACTGGTCTTTGAGTTACCGTAGCAGGTTTATTTTGTTTTGTTTGTTCTTTACTAGAAAGATTTAATGGAACTACCGATGTTTTAGAAGGTTGATTTGCTCCGGGTGTTTGTGCAACTTGTTGAGATACTTGCTGTGCAGTTGTAGATTTTGTAGGAGCTGCAGATACTTGTGGGGTTTTTTGAAGTGCTTTAGTTTTATGTAATTGTTGATAAGTTGATTGTATATCTGCAGCTCTAGAACGATATTCCGGAGATGATGGATTATCATAACCTAAAAATCTTTCTCCTCCAAAAAATGCATTTTGAACTTGGTTAAGATCAGTAGATTTTTCTGCTGCCTTGATTGCAGGAGTGCCAGTATCTTTTTCAGACTCAGTAAAATACTGTATTTCTAATGCAAGTGCTTTCTTTTGAAGTTCTTTATCGTTTCTTCTTGGATCTTTTGGATTTGTAAAAATTGATTTTGCATTTGGAATACCGTTTGCCTCCAAATACTTGATCATTTGGTCACCTCTTCCAGCACGAAACTGAAAAGTTCCATATGAGGGTTTTCCCAAATCATCTGGATTATACGCAAAAGGATTTCCTCCAGATTCGTGACTTACTTGAGTCAATAATCCTGCAGTAAATTGTTCTGAAAATCCTTTTTGTTGTGCATATTCAATTACTCCCTTTTTGCCAGTAGAACTTAAATCAGGTGGAGTTCCTGGTGGAGTTTCTCCTGGTGCTGGACCTGCTGATGGAGCGCCTTTTTGAAGTCCTGGTTTTTTTTGTTGTTCGCCTGGTTTAAAGTTTGCAATTGCAGCAGCAAACTTATCTAAAATTCCATTAAATTTATCTAATATTGGACCAGAAAGTCCTCCAGATTGATCTCCCATTGGAGCAGCATTAACATCTCCACCGACATCTAACATTCCACTTACAACTTGAGATCCCAAAGCACCTGCACCAACAGCCGCACCACCAATCAAAGCTGCTTTACCAAATTTACCAAGATTTTTAGTTAATCCTTTTGGAGCAACTTGTTTTAATATGTTTGCTCCCGGAATATTAATGTCTAAGTTAAGTCCTCCACCTCCTGCAGTATCAGCAGTCGGTAGATTGGATAATTGATCAACAATCTTAATAATTGTTTGTCTTATAATTTTTGCAACATTAAAAGTTTCTTCAAAAACTTTTCTAAGAGCATCTAGGTTATTTCCAAGAGTTTTTATATTATTTTTATTACTTAAAAACTGAATAAAACCTATTGCATCTTGGTAAAGACTTAAGAAATTTTTGAGAATATTATTTGGTTTATCTGTTTCAACTTTAGAAAGTCTTCCTGCATAATCACTTTCCAAAGTTTGAAGTTTATTATTTACTATACTGACTACGTTTTGATTAATTGATTGTACTCTATTTTCTACGTTATTTAAAATACTAGTGGACAACGTATTGATTATGGATCCTAAGTCAGGAACTTTGGGAGCAACTGCTGCACTTCCTGGCTTTTCAAATCCTACAATTTTATTTGCAGCACTTGAAAGAATTGATTGACCAAGAGGAGCACCACCAGTAATAAAATTTGTGGCAGCACTAAGAGATACTGGGTTTTCGTTAACAATTGCTCCTGGATTTAGTGCCGATTTAATTGCCACGGTTTGCTGCCTGTTGTGCCTTTAGGTTTTCCTCTTCAATATGTTGTCTCAGTAATGCTAGGTAGATATCTCTTTCCCAAGGCATTAAGTTTTCAATCTCAGTCAATGAATATTTATGGAACTGCATCAAAGCAAAGTTGATTCTATAATATGACTCCAGTTCAATGTGAGCCATAATTAGGCGAAAAAACTCGTTAATCCCTCCAACGTAACACTATTTTCTACTTTGGTTTTTGGATTGACGACAGTAAAAGTATGCGAAAGTTTTGGCATTGTTTCAAAGAACTTCTCAATCTTTTTAAATTGATCGGAGTTCATACTCTCAATAAACTCAATAAGTTCTTTTTTGGTACAATCTGCAGCAGCCCATGCTTCTTCACCAGAGAAAATAGATTCTATACAAGAAGAAATAATATCAAAAGATTTTTCAATTGAAGATACAGATTCTTGAGCAGAAAAATCAAAATTGTTTTTGATGAACTGATCCAATGAAGGATACTTCATTTTAACAACGATTTGATCATCAACTCTAATTTCACTTGTATGTTCTGGATCTTTTTGTACGTTTATTTCATCAACATAAATTTTTACAGGAACTTCTGTGACTCCATCATCCGAACAAGTAATAATAAGTTCAATCGCTTCTCCGATTGATTTACCACGAACGTTTAGAAAAATGTACTCAATATCAAAAGAAGGTAAATCTTCTACTTTAATTCCTTTTGTCAAAATACACTCTTTTAAAACTTGTTTAATTGCAAGAGTAATTTGTTTTGGATCTTGAGTTTCAAGAGCAAGAATAAGAACTTTTTCTTCCTTGACTAGAAAAGGTCTATACTTGATTGATTTTCCAGTTGAAGGCAATACAAGTTCAAAAATTGGTGTAGCAATCTTAGGTAATGGCATTGAAAATTATGTAATCAGTTAAAATTATTTAGAGACTATTGTGGGGGATAATCTAATCCACTATTATTTCCATATGTAGCATCTACATAATTTGGTTGCGCCCCTGTTGTTGTTGGTTGTGTTGATAAAATATTTTGACCATTGGATGTCACACCATTTCCAGAATTTGATGAATTGCTATTTTGAATATCACTACCTTTATGTTTTAGAGTCACATAACGATCATAATTAAATGTGACAGTTGTCTTAGTAATCGTACTTCCTTCATAAGTAACTGGAAGTGCAGTTAGATTCACTGGATATGCATTGATCAAATAATAAGTCAAAAAGTCTGGTGTTTCTTGAAATGGTGCCTTATTTTGATCTCCAGATAAAACAAAATCTCTTTCAAATTTAGTTATTGCTATATTTCTTTTGTAACTAGATGGATATCTAAATCTATAAAATTGTTCTCCACCAAATTGACCTATTTGTCCACCAGTATTTGCACCTCTTGCACCATTTTGATTATAAAGCGGATTGATAAAATTCATCCATTCTTCAAATAAACGAATAACTCCATATTCAGAATCAACATAAAAAGTCATCGTAATTGGATCAAAAATCCTTCTACTTGCAAAAGTTTCATTTACTGCTTGTCTGCTACCAACTTCTTCTAATGTGCTGAAAGAAGTTCCGGGCAGTGCAGTTTCATTGCACATAAACTCATATCTAAGTGATCGGTTATTACCAAAAATTCCACAATTTACCAACCAAGCATTCAGATCTTTATTTGCATCCAATCCACCAGTATTATCACCAAAATATAAAGTAACTTTGAATTGACTGGTTTGAGATAATTTGCCAAGAAGATCCAATGCACTTGGAATAGTGGATCTATTGTCTTTTGTTCCCCTACCAAGGGTCATTCTTACATAGATCGGATCTATCCTGTAGGGATTATTAAAATCTGGCTTATATTGGTTATCAGCCATCTATAAATATTTTTTAAGGATTATATACTATGTATAATGGCTTACAAGGGAAAATACCGCCCACAGAACCCAAAAAAGTACAAAGGTGATCCCACAAACATCGTTTATCGTTCATTGTGGGAACAAAAGTTTATGCGATATTGTGATCTAAATGAGAGTATAGATCAATGGCAATCTGAAGAATTCTTTGTTCCTTATCGTTCTCCATTAGATAATAAGATTCATAGGTATTTTCCAGACTTCTTTATTAAGTATACTGATAAAAATGGTAACAAGAGAACTATGGTTGTTGAGATCAAACCAAAAAAAGAAGTGGAGATGCCAGAACAAAACCCAACAAGACGAACAAAATCTTGGGCATATCGTGTTCAAACTTGGGTAGTCAATCAAGCAAAATGGAAAGCAGCAAGAGAATACTGTGCGGATCGTAATTATGAGTTCAAGATTATGACCGAAGACGAACTAGGAGTATAATGGCATACGATATTACTTTAACTGGTTATGAAAAATCATCTTTAGATCAATATACTAGAGACGCTCTTCGTGGTATTGCCATAAGATATGGCATTTCGCTTAATCAAATTATTAAATTAAATATTAACAAAAGTCAACTAATTGAGTTAATTAAAAATAATAAGGAATTTCAAAAAGCAAATCCCAATCCAGTTCCTAATTCAGTTATTAAACCTCCAATTGGTGATGTTGTTCGTAAAAATAGAGGAAATAAATCTAGATCAACAGATTGGTATACGAATGAATTAATGAATCTTCTCTTGCCTGAACAAAAAAGAAATATTAATGAAGAAGATACTGGATTCATTTCAATTGGAAATGTATATTTCTTTTTATATTC